AATCGAGCAGTAATTGGCCGCATCGTAACCTAGCCGCATCTGCTCAGTTGTGGCTAGAACGTGAACCTTGGCAGACGGAGTCAGTGTACCGATTCCTAACTTGTTATTGACCTCGTCGTACTCGGACTCCGTCCCAAAAACGATCGCACCGCG